ACGAATGGTAAATTAGTTTCATCTCTTCTTGAACGATTATTTCCTTTGGGTGGTTCTGCAAAGAAGACTGTACTATCGACAATATTAAATGCTCCTCTATGCACCCTCGCTAAATCGTTTGCAGAGTGACTTGTCGCTGCGATACCCAATTGCCCTCTTTCAACCTTAACGACTGGTAGAGTAGCAATACCTAGTGATACATCAGTAGAATCATTAATAACACCAGTTGGTGTGCTTGAGAAACCAACTTCAGTAACCTTTATATACTCATCATTAATTTTTAAGAAATCTCTAGGTTGAACAGAACTAATTCCACTTAAAACAAACTGTGATAATCCTATTCCAATATTAGAGTCGAGAGTATGAGTAATTGAAGTAAAGTTTATTGGTTGCTGAACAACACCATCTAAACCAATAATTGTTTTAGTAAGTTGTTTTGTCATTGACAACTTATGAACATTACCTGATCCAGTTCCTGTAAATGTTACAGCAGCACCAGATGAAACGTATTCTGGTCTTGTGAACAATTGGAACCTATTCTCATCAAGAACTTTTGCAAATACTGTACTTGGTAAAATCGTTGTAACTACACCCGCTGTATTAGCAGTAGAACCAATTGATAATGCAGATGCTGCAACACCAATAAATGTTGATGTTGGTGTGTAAGTTAATTGCTCATTTGTGTTAAAGAAATGACTTGGAATTGTAAATATTCCAGTTGTTGTGCTTAATATTCCAGTATTTGTTGGATTAAATGTCTTTGTATAAATTGGAATTTCTTTATGCTTTAAGTCAAAGTCTAATTTATTAGCTCTTTGTCCAGCAGCACCATCATAAGTTGCTAATAATAAATTTTGAGATACAGTTCCATATGATAATTCTGGTGGTGTATTTGCAAAATCACTGGCAGTATATAAAATTTGGTTATATGATTGTACTTCAATAAGAGAATTAAACTCTGCATCAGGATAAAATCTTAGATTTATATTATTACCATCTATTTCACCACCAAATGTACCAATACCTGTAGTTGATCCAGCAGAAACAAATGGATATTGAACAGTTAAAATATCATCCACATCACGAATTGAAATGATTTGATGTACTGCTGATGTTTCCCCACAAGAAACTCTAACTAAAGATTTAACAGTTGTATCAATATCCTTACTGATTGTCGCATATGTGATTGTACTTGCTGTTCCAGTAACATATCCTGACTCTAATCTAGCACTTCTTTCAGCACCTTCAGGTTGACCAGCAACATTAAATCTAAATGTTCCTATTCCAGAAGTAGTTGTACCTAATCCAACAATGTTTGCTCTTACATCAAGAGTATTAACTCTATCATTTTCAACCTGCAATTTAATTAAGTTATCTTCAAATCTTGCGGTAACAACACCAACAATACTACTACTAAACCCAGAACGAGTATCAACGTATGACTCAGCGATAGTAATATCGGTACCATCAAAGTCTACTATCACCTCATTATAATTAATTTCTTTAGTTACACTATCTTGAACAAAGATATTAGCATATAATGCATTAAAATCAGTTTTAGGGAAATCTACTATGCTTGATGTAGCAAATCCAACAGTGGTTGATCCAATTCCTGTATTAACACCAGTCAAGTCAATACTACCGATACCGTTTGTGTTAATACCTGTTAAATCTGTATTAAAATCAATTTTTAATATTTTAATATCATGGTCTTTTGTGAACTTTTCAGTAGGTGTAAATATAAGATCTTTATCTCCTGTAGCAAGAATATTTGCATCAAAATCACCCAATTTAGTAGTTGTAAAATCAGTTGTCTTTTCAAGGATGTACGCATTCTTTTCATCTGTTAAGGTAATTAATTCTGTAAACTGACTATCAAATGTATCAGGATCAATTATTTGTACAAGGTAATTTCCAAAATCTTCAGTTAATGGTTCAATGGTAGTACTGGTGCTTTCAAATCCTTCACTTGAAAATGTATCACTGATATCATCATGTACAAGAACTCGATTGGTTTTGCATCTAGTAAAGTCTGTTAATGTTCTATTTTTAAGAGTTAAAAACTTAGAACCATTAATTCTAGTATCAAAATCTCTTGCAAAGTCAAAATTATTAATTGCATCAACTCTTTGCTTGTCTTCTAACTCAAGAACATTACCAACATCTAGCACAACAACTTGATTTGATTCACGAACTTCACCCACTCCAACTGCAATGTTAGAAGTTACAGATGTGTCTGCAAAGTTTTTAAGACCAGATGGGTGTACTAAACGATTTACAGGGTTAACAAACTTTTCCCATTCAATAGAACTCTTTACAGTATATGATAAATTTTGATAATAATCATTGTCAGGTATGACTTGATAATCCTGATTTAACTTACCAATATCATCCAACCATCCATACTCTTGTCTATTTGAGAAATCAATATTAAATTTAGCTTGATTATTGACAACATTTGTTATCTCAGCAGAAACATTACTTAATTCACCTTTTATGCGATCACCTTTCTTTATCTTAAACTTACCATCTATCTTGACATAATCATTTCTAACCTCTTCAATCGTCAAATCTGTTTTAATATTATCAATAATTAATGTCTCTTTTAACTCAAACTCACCTCTGGTCTGAATTGGTTCTATCACAGGATATTTTTTCTTATTAACAAGAGTTGCATATCCAGATTGGAATGTTTTTGCAATACCAGGATTTGTTGTAACACCAGCTAAACTAAATTTAAGGATACTTTGTGTACCAGCAGTGTAGTCATCGACCTTGAAGAATTGGAAATTATAATTCTCGGAATTATATCCATCACCTGTTATGGTCGTATTAGTTGATATACCACCCTGTGTTGCACCTATTCCTGCCTCTCCTACTCTTTGTATACCCTCAACAAAAACTTCATCTCCTGTTGCAAATGGTTGGACATCAAATCCATTAATTGGTGTTTCAAGGAAACAAGTAACAACACCTGATAAACTTGTCTGAACTGAATTTATACCAACACCATTAGAATTATTAATTGATACAATCTTATGAACTACAGAGTCTAATCCAGTTACTGGTGATAAAACATCAACTTTTGATATTGTTTGGTTTGGAGTTGAAGGTTGTAGAGAAACATTATCTACTATAGTATTAGTTGATGGGTTGAATACTATAAGACTAGGAGAACTCATATAATCAGAACCACCACTCTTAATATCAACAGATGCAATAATATCTAAATTATCAATATTAATTACAGGAGATACAAATGCTTCTGGTCCAAGTGTTTTATCTGATGAATATTCATATCCAAAATCAACAATTCTTATTTTTTTAATTCTACCTATAGAAGTTGATGCTGCTTTAATATTAGCATCCTTTCCATCAGTACTTGTAACCGTTGTGAATTGAGGTAATTTTTTATAATTAAATCCTGGTGATATAATTCTAAAATCTTTTATCGCACCATGTACATTAGTAGATTTCGTAGAGTATTCTAATTTTTCACAATCACCACTACTATAATTTAAAAATTCAGGAACTCTGGGTGAGATGTCAAAATTTTCTGCTGTTACATTATGAATTGTATATTCACCATTATAAGTGCTATCAACAAATCTGATTTCCGAATAATTAGTAACTTCAGTATCTGCTGTACTAATAAATCCACCTTTACTTAATCCATAGTATAAAGTTTGTGGCGATGATGGAGAGAACTGAACTGTTAATGCTGCACCAACAGGATCTGAATTGTTGGTTCCGATACCTATAGTTCCAGCAACTCCAACATTAAATGAACTATTATCCTGTGAACTTAAATATTCATTTGTTAATTCACGATCATAGAATAACTTAAAGTCAAATCCTGCTAAAGTTGTGGTAGAAAGTCCAAATGTTAACTTAGAATTTTTAACAACATCAATTCTTGGATTGATTGGAGCAATACTTTGATTTGCACCACCTGTATTAGCAGTAATAGAAACTGTTTTAACAGGATTAGAACGAATATCTGATAACGTTGCTGCAAGTTGGAATCGTCTATCACTAATCTTGTTTACAAAATAAGTTCCAGTGCCCAATCCAGTGGCGTTTCCATTGTAAAATACTTTATCACCTGTCTCAAATCCATGATTAACAATGTCAATCTGGTTTGTTTCTACATCAGAACTGGTAAATGATAATGGGTCAAGTAATAATAATTCAAATTCAGAGTTATAATTCACTGAAACTGGTGTCGTTGTATTAATACCAACAGTCAAGTTTGGAACAACATTTAGATTAATGACATCATGTTCCTTCAAGTTATGGGTTGTTGTTCCAGCTGCAGATACATTTGTAGAGACTGTAGTAACAACTTTATCAATATCACCAGTTACTTGTTCTTTTTGAGTTTCAATATTATATAATGCTGATGAAAGACCAGAGTTAGAACCTTTAGAGAAGAAGAATAAACCTTCACTTGTGCTTCCAATACTTGTTCTAGATGTTACTAATCCAATATAATCTACACCTTTATCAATAATAAAAACTTCTGTACTATTTTGACCAACAAATGGTAACTTGAATTCATTAACTAAACCTGTTGGACCAACATCAAATCGCAGAGCACCAGCACGTTTATTTAATTTAACAGCTTGACCTGTCTTAAATGGATGATCTGGTATATGAATTGTTCTTGTTGGTATGGATAATTCATCTACAATACCACCAACAAAGTTTTTGACTTGAATACCACCACCAGCAGTTGTTCCAACACCAACAGATTGAGGTCCATTGAAGAATATTACATCATTGACATCAGAGTTAAATTTCTTAGTTTTTACAGGAATTGAAATACGGTTATTAAGAACGTCAATATTTGACCCAAATGTATGAGCAACACCAGCATGTCTTTCAACTCTTATCACTTTTTGTGTATCAAATAGATTTAATACCCTTACTACCTCAACATCTGATCCAGTTCCTATTCTTAATGAACCACCAATTGCAACTGTATTTGGTATATCAGTAACAAAAATATCCTGAACAGAACCAGCAGCATTGCTAACATCCATTGTTTTTGCTAATCCAATGGTATCTGTCTTTATACCAACCTTAAATGAGTTAGTCAGATTAACAATTGAACTACTTAAACCAGAAACTTGAACGTGATCTTGATCATTAATCTCAATGAATGGTGTATAATGTGCTATAACCTCATTTGGATTATTCCATTCAAACACTGCATTCTCAAAACTTGTTATTGTAGTATCAAGTCGAGAAACACCGATACCAACTATTTCTTCAACTTGAGCACGGAAACCTGATCCATTTGTCCCTTCGTTATTAAAAACTGTAAGGTCTCCAACTTTATAACCAGAACCACCGTTTAATATTGTAATACTGTCAACATCACCTGTTGTCACAGATTCAATATTTGTAATCTGTCTTATTTGTTCATAAGACTCAATAACAAAATCATTTCCTGCAAACTCCTCATCAACATTATATGGATATGTGTTTCTTCTTAATCCAGAGTTATTGAAATTAAATTCTTGATTTAAAGTTAAATTTTCTTCTATTAATGGTGATCTATAACTATTACCTATAAAGTAAGGATAAACACCCTCTAATTTGTTTGTCGCACTTCCTAAACCAACTGTTGTGAAGTATGCATATATTCCATTTGGAAATTCAGGTGTTTTACAAAATCTTCCATTATGAATATCAAGATCACCTGAACCGTCAAAGAAATGATCCTGAACAAAAAATCCTTCAGCAAATCCAGTAGGTCTATTTTTTAGTTTTGTAATATCAGTTTTGTATGATGATGTTATGATTTTTAACGCTGAGTTAATATTATCTGCCTCTGAATACCCAAAAGGTCCATAAATTGGATTTCCATCATATGCCCAACCAATAATTGGAGAGTGACCTGTGATTTGATTAAATTCACCATTAGAATTTGTAGAGAATGTATTCTCAAAATTTTGTGCTATTTCTTGTGAATAACCTAGAATACCGAATTTTAATTCATCTTCTTTATTAGTAAGAATAGAATCTCCAAAACGTTTTGTACTGTTTAATGTTAGGTTTCTAACCCTCGCTTGATATGAACCACCAAATCCTCTAGAGAACGCTCTGACCTCTGTTGAAATGCTACTGTATCCAATACCAGTATTAATCACAACTGCGTCTACAACCTGCCCATTTTCGACTACAGGACGTATGATTGCACCAGCACCAGCACCACTATCTGTAACTCTTATTTCAGGTATTGAATTGTATTTTCTACCCCTATTAACAACTGCACAATCAATAATCTTACCATTGACTATTATTGCCTTAAATTCAGCATTTTCTCCATTTTCAATGATGACTTTGGGAACTACTTCTTTATCCAAAGTTGCAGAACCATAATCTGTTCCTTCTTCGTGAAGATAAGCACCTTTTAATTGACCAGTTACAACTGGAGTTATTGTCAAATCTCCTGTAATTGTAGATCCAAAAGATACATCTACATTAACTTTAATTTCAGGGTAGTTAAATATTTGAAAACCTGAACCTTGACTAGTAAATTTAACAAAATTATCTCTATCAAAATTAGTAGTAGATGTACCAGCTATACCAGCATCTGCTAACTTAAACGAATTATCTGTTAGTTTTTTAACAATGTAAGAACTTGTTGTAGTTAATCCTTGTACTGGAGTTGTTTCAGTAGAGTATTCAACTATCTCCCCAGACTTAAATCCATGATTATTAAAATTAATAGTGTTGAAAGAGGTTGATATTCCTGAAGGTTTTACTTTTAATTTGCGATGAGTATAACCAGAACCCTCTTCTATAACTTTAACTGCAATAAGTGTATTTCTATTTTCGGTTCTAAACTTATGAATACCACTCGCTGCTGTATCAGTTGACAATCCTACTGTATTAATACCAGCATTTCCAACAAGAGCATCATTTCTACTATTAAATATGCGAACTGTTGATGGATTGACAACCCTAACGAAATAAGGGTCTCCATCTGATAAAGTAGCAGTGAGTGTATTTGTTAAATCAAACGCTGAACCAATACCAATTGGTGTATTACCATTCGCATTATAGAATACTAACTGACCATTTTCTAGATTATGATTAGTTTTAAATGTAATCGTTTCATTTACTATATCTACACCACCATTAAAAAATATATCTCTGCTATCAAATTCAAGAGATCTATTGCGAGTTCCAAGAACAGGTTGCAATACACACCCACTTCCATTACCACCTGTAAGTGAAATACTCTGAACGGTGTTTATATCAAACTGTTGAGGGTCAACAAATACTTCCTTTACACTCCCTTCAATGATTGGTTCTGCTAAAGCAGCAGTTCCTGAACTAGTTTCTATACCAATAACAGGAGGATTTATTACATCATAACCATCTCCTGAGTTTAGTAGTTCTATAGAGTTAAGAGGTCCAAAAAATATCTGATTATCTGAGATAGGTGAACGAATTTGAACACCATTTATAAGTATTCCAATGTCATTAACGGGTATCTCTTGTTTAGATGATACAAATAAATTTTGAGATAGTGGGAATTTTCTTAAAATTTTATCTGAACTTATTTTTCTAGGAGAATGTCTCTTTAATACAAATCTATGAACATCAGTTGTTGATGTAGTCGGTCCAACTTGAACTGTATTTGCTGTTCCAATCTGTGAATTAGAATTATAAATTCTTATTTTTGTAATGTCCTGATTAGGATCATCTGGTATAACAGGGTCAACAATATATGTTCTACCAGTATCTAATCCAACAAAATTCTCACCATCTGGTTGATAGACAATTTCATCACCTTGAATAAATTTAATGTTTCTGGATAAAGGGAAATTAATGAAACTATATTTTTGATTAAATGTGTTAAACCCATCTAGTCCTGCAGATGTACTACCAGTTAATGTTTCTTCAATTATATCTGTAGTAATTTCGTAACTTGGTAAAGAGTTTGAGGCAACATAACCATCAGCGTTACCATCCACATACACACTTAGTGCATCTGCAATAATATTATCATTACCTACATCTAAAACTGCTCCAGTACTTGAAACCTTCTCTGTTATTCTACGAATATCATAGTCTTGTCCAGAAATTTGTGTAAATCCAGCGATATTACTTGCAGTAATCTGATTTAATCCAACATCAATACTTGCTACAACACCACTTCCCTCTCTTGCAAGACCACCTCTCTTAATAATATCAAATCTGTCACCCAATTTTAATGAAGATTTATCTATTTTGGTCTTTAACTTAAATGTAGAACCTATAATCTCAACTTCAAATCTAGAACTTGTATTATAAATCCAAGAATTTGCAAATATTTGCTTATAGTTATCTGCATCATTTTCAATTTTTTCACCAATATTTTTAACAAATATTTTTTCATCTTCATTAATAAGGTTAATATCAGTGACTGGCACCAATTCAGATAATACACCAGTTATTCTTAAATCAATTCTCTTGTTTAAATCTCCATTCTCATATCCAAAAATGGTTTCATTTGATCGAATATTATCAGCAGCTGATATTGATTGATTAATACCTGAACAACCAAAGAATTGATTTATTGATTTTGTTGTATAATCAATAGTATTTGCACCACTAATTACAGTTCCTGTAGTTCCAAATCCAACTGTGGAGTCAACATCAAGTATAGATGCTCCAATTGATACGGGGTTTATAACTTTTGTACTACCTGATATTGAAAATACACCTTCAATTAAGTCTCTATCACTAAATCCAACAAATAATGCTATTTTGAAGTAACTTTTACCATCTCTTTTAATAATTTCAACTTCAGATACTGATGCACTTGTTCTTGTATCAGTTGATTTAAATATTGTTTGTCCTGTTAAATTTTGTGGTTCACCATCTGGAGTAATTAGATCAGCAACTACAACCTCACGACGAATAAATTCAGCATCAGATGGTTTTATTAAATTACCTTCTAAGTCAATAATTCTTGTATCGACACCATATAGAACTTTAAATAATATTTTAATTGATTCTTCTATACCTTTAGACTGATAGAAAGATCTAGCAAATTTAATAAAATTACCAACATCTAAATCATCAGCAAACTTATCATTTTCTAAACCAGGTAAAAATGTTTTCTTTAATTTTCTAAAAAATTCCTGTATGAATAATACCGAAAGATTTGTTAATTTATCACCAGAAACATGAGATGCAGCATGAGTTTTGGCAAAATCTAAGGTTTCTTTATTAACATCGATAAGTGATGATGAAATACCAACATGAAATCCCTGTACACCACTGAATCCACGAATACAACCAGTAAATGATGTCGATGTTATACCAGTATATGAAATAATCTCATCATTTATCTTTAATAATCCATACTCCGAGGGGAAACCTTTGGTGCTAGGAACAGTAATAGTAGTATCAGTTGTTGATACATTACCTGTTATTGTTGTTACTCCAACAACAACCTCTGGAACTAAGTTATCAACCTTTAAGTATTGATCAAGATTATTAATAATATCACTTGGACCCCCTTGAAACTCTTGGGAGACAAAGTATTGCTTAAAGAACTCAGTAGCTTTAGGAAAATCAGTGAATACGTATTCAGGTAACTGATTTTCAATAATAGTATTGACTTTTATTCTTTTGTCAATTTGGGACATAAATTATTTCCTCTCTAGGTCTCCGTTTGAGTAACTTGAGGTGTAGTAGTCTCTTGTAAATACAACTCCTGAAACATCTTCACCTGATGCTATTACATCTTTCACAGTATTTATTGTACTCTTAGAAACATCAAAATTTAAGTACAAATCTTTTAATCCAACAACATCATTCGAGTCTGGGAAAGCTTGTATTTCAATTATGTTATTTTCTGATGCTGTTGATGTAATATTGATAGTATTTAATAATACTTCTCCTTTTTTATAATCAACTCCACCTGCCTCTTTTACAAGAACAACCTGTTCATTTTTATTATTTTTAGCAACGACACTAATTGTTCCTTTCATACTACCATCTAAATTACCAGCGGAGTTTTTATTTGGAATATCAGTAAAATATGCTGTAGTGTTTGATCCAGCAACTGTAAACCCAGTGCTCTTTATATTGTACCCTGCAGGGTTTATATTAAATCGATTACCAAAACATAACTCATACTGTGCAAATTGATTTAGAAGTGCCTTGAGGTCTCTTCTAATGATTACCTTTGTTATGTTTGATGTAATACCATCATTCACACGGTCAATCAGTTGATTTATTTTACTATATCTAAATCTTCCACCAAATTTATTAATCTCAACATTTTGTGCGTATCTGTTTAATGAGTCTATTACATCGGTTCTTAAATCTGCAGCTGAAGGAACTGCTGCAGGATTATAATAGACATTTGAGTTTATCTCCACATATAGTATTTTAAGATCAACTATCTCTGAGTTAATACCAGCAATAGCGTAACTCTTTAACTTATTCTTAATTTGAGATTTATCAAAGTCTGATACAAATGTACCATTTTTAGGTTTTATGCTAATTTGTACTTTACCAAATTGTGGTGGATCAAGTTCTTCTCCACCAACAACTGAAACCGATTCAGTTTGTGGGAAGATTGTACCAATAATTGCTTCATAATCCCTTGGTGTAACTGCTCTGTATTGTGCTGAGTAAAGTCTTGGAGCAAAATACTTAATAGAGGATATATCTTCGCCATCTGCCCCGTTGGTGGCATTAGAGGTGGTAGTTATATCAACATTATCATTCGGAACAAAGAATTGTCCAGTGTCTTTTAGAAATGTTCCTTGGAAACTAAAATCAGAAGGACCATTACCATCAACACCATCAGTTACAATATAAGTTGCTGTAATAACATTATTCTGTTCTAATTTTTTTCCGAATAATCCATCACCAAATAATATTTCATATTTTTCATCTTGAACTTCTTGTGCAAGAAATATTTCTGAATTCTTATTCAAGTTAAGTATATTATCAACCATCTTATAATTACGACCAATACTTGAGTCATTAATACCTGCAACATAAACTCTAAGTGTTGAACTGTCAATATTAGGACTATCAATTAAAAATCTTTGATCTTGTGCTAAATCTACACGATATGTTCTTGAAAGGTATGTTCCCTCAAAAATTGTAATATCATCATCAAATTGTGCAAAAGAAGTGCCTCCGATATCTTTAACTCTTGTTGAAACGATTGCATCAGGTATAGAGAACCTAAATGTAGTTCCTTCAACAGAACCAATACAAACCAACCCTGCACGAAGTGTGATAAACTTTGGAGTTGCATCACTGGTTGCACCTAAATCTATATCATCAATCTTAATTGTTGCTGTTGATGCTCTTTTTGAGCGAGGAACATATCCAATATTTCTTGCAAGTGAAACAACATTTTCTCGAACTGTAGCGGAATCAAGAAATGACTCATTTGCAACTAAATTTGCATTGAATGAGTTGATGTAGGTATTATATGCTAATGTATCAATCAATACAGAGAAGTTGGAACCTTCAAAGTCAAAATCCGTAAAATTTGAGTTTGATCGAAGAAAATCTTTAATCTGTACTTTGATTTCCTCAAAGTCTAAACTTGTAAATCTTGTAAAAGGCATATTATCTTGTTGGTTCTAAAATAAACGTGAATGATTGAGGTGGAACATCTAATCCTATTATCTCAAAAAGTACCTTTACCTCAAATTCGTTGCGATCAGGATTTGGTGTTATCTCTACACCAAGTTCACCAACTCTAGGTTCAAAGTTATGAACTGTTTCACGAATTTGGTCTTCGATAATAGTGACTAATGTTGCATGATAGTTCTCAAATAACGAATCACGAATATCTGTACCTATCAAAGAGTTAAAATACCTCTCTGTTGGAACTGTTTCAACTAAGTTTCTAACTGATCTAATAATTGCACGTTCATTAAGTAGCACAGGAAGGTCTTTTGTCACTGGATGAGGTGAAAAAGAGAAACTTATATCCTTGAATGCCCTTGATTTGCGTGTAATCGCCATTATTGATACTTTTAGATTTATTTATACCCTATCTTGCATAATCATTCATCTCATAATCATCACTATCGAAGTATTTAAGCAACCACCATGCCACTGAACGGGGATTTTTGTTACCACAAGTGAAAATATCAATCGCAACACACTGTTTTTCTGGCCAAGTATGGCAACAAAGGTGACTTTCAGCTAGAGTTACAGTGCAAGTCACTCCATAGGGGTCAAATTGATGAGTATAAGTGTTTAGCACCTCTAAATTTTCCGTTTTACATGCACTAACGCACTTTTCTTCAATACTTTTTGCATCATTTAACTTATCAAAGGGTACATTGTACACTTCAACGAGTAAATGACTGCCCATGTGGGCATTTTTAACATTTTTATTTGTCATCAATGACTCCATAATCATCTTCTAAGACCTCTTCAAGGTAATTTTGCTCCCAATGGTCATAATAAGTGGTTTTTGCCAACTTTTTCCGTGCTTCTGTGAGTTCACCTCTTGGTTGACACAACACTAAATTGTATTTTCCATTACTTGTCTGGATTCCTTGTATGTATGTCTTCGTTTTTCCGTGATCTGCGATAAATTTGTAATCTGGATAGTTTCGATTATAGTCATCAACAGCATCATAGAGAAATTGAGCATCAAGGTCGTCCTCTACTACATGAATTATAACATCAAAATCAGAACTTGGCACAATTTGGCATAATTTTGTCTCTTGAACACTAAAATTAGCACCTGACGCATAAGGACAGATGCTAAAATTGCCTAATTCTGGTCTCACTTTGGATAATTGACGTATCCAATGTAAAATGTACCTATTCTTTGTCTCGTTCATCGGGTGTTGTCCAGAAATAATCGTCACAATCACCCAATCGACCCCATTTTACGTCATTTTCAACTTCAAAGATGCGTGTTGATACCTTAAAGTCAGGTATTTTGACCTCTTCGGGTGTCATTGAGGTGTCATAGATGCGACAACGATTGTTTGGATACAGTGCAAACTGTCCATTTCTCAATTCAACAAGATTAAATGACTTATGTTCATCAGGCATCTCACTTGTTGAAGCATCAATTTGATCAAAATCACCATGATAGTTGTCTAAAGTGCAAATATACTGTCCTTTTTGATTTCCAAAGTGCCTTGTACGCAATTCCCACTCCATTGGTGCGACAAATTGTTTGACAATTACCGTAAAATCATAGTCCATACAGTTCCAGAACTGTAAATTGACCAAATCCATGTCTGGATCAGGTTTTTCTGGTCTTGATAAAAATGCAGAGATTGGTAATTTATCATACATTGCACCATATTCTGGTAAATATGTCTCAAAATAGAAAGCACGACCCTGTATTGACTTCGCACAAACCCATATTCCTTCAACAAACTCACCATGACCTGATTGAAAGTCAGTTAAATATTCTTTTCGTACCCATACCTTCTTCGTAGGTAGGTTTGCAATTAGTTTTCCCATCCTTTCCAGTCCTTAAAAAAATTAGATACTTCATAACCATCGTACTTCTCCATATATTCCACACTCTCTCCCAAATAATAATAATCATATCCAAGTTTCTTATAATAAGCAAACTCATGTTTATTGGCACGATGACCCATACTTAACTTTGGATTTGCATAATCCCATGCAAACTGGTCTCCCCATACACTATTCAAACTATCAAAACGATAGGCAAGAGTAAAGGCAACTAATTTATCCGCATCATAATAACCTAAGACATCACAATGATGTGTTTCAAACTCTTCCTTAAAGATTGGTACGACATCATCAAAGTCTTTATATTCAACATACTTACGATAGATCTCAAGGCATTCCTTATAAGAAGAACTATCAAGCATACGAAAGTTCTCATACTCTTGATAGTTTGTATCCTTCAGTCGAATTCGACAATACATTAGCGTCCTTGTCCTCTGTATCTTTTACGAGGCGAGTTACGAGAGGAAGCGGAGTATTTCGAGTGTTTTCCTCTTCCTTGTCGAGATTTTTTCGGGCGAGCATCACGGTTATAAGCACTACCTGATAACATTCCTGCCATTAGTCTTCTTCCTCCTTAATTGGTTCATAAGTAATTTGTTTTGCAATCTGTTCTCCTGTAACATATTGCTCCACAGCGTAGTCTTCAAGTCTGTCAAAAAGTTCACCTTCTGAGACATTCCAAAAAACTACCTTTCCATTTCGTAGGATATTATATCTAGTCATTTACGCAACAATTGAATTAGGGTGAACAATGCTAAAATAACTGCAATGAGTACAATACCGAACATTAGATAATCCTCGTCTTTTCGTGTCCAACTCGAATGCGAGGGTCACACCAGA